ACTTCCATTCTTGTGCATGAGGGAGAAACGCAGACCCCTTGTTCCACCTGCAACATCGACAAGGGCAACCTCAACCGGAAGCGGAAGGTGGCCTGACGTGGTAGCCGGCCGCAAGCCCGTTCCAGCCGAGACGCGCCGCGCCCGTGGTGAGCAGTCGCGCCCGCTCCCGGTCGTTATCGGTGGCCGCATCGCTCCCGACATGCCACATGGCCTCAACGAGCGCATGAAGACTTGCTGGCGGGCGATCGTCACGGACCTCGTGCGGGCCGACGCCATCGATCACGCCGACGCCGGGATCATCGAAGCCGCGGCTGTCGCCTGGGCGCGAGCTCGCGAGGCGCGTGCCGCCATGCACGGGCAGCCGCTCATCATCTCGACACCACAGGGGCAGGTCCCGAACCGGCTGCTCGACATGGAGCGCGCCTGGTGGAAGGAGTTCCGTGCCCTCGCCGAGTCGCTGCCGCTGTCGCCCTGGGGCCGCGCCCGCCTCGGTCTGAAGTCCGCCGCGCCGTCCGATCAGGTGTCGCAGGACATCGGCCTCCCTCCGCGGCTCCGGGCGGTCGGCGATGGGGACTGAGCCGTGGACCGCATACCCGACGCCCTCAGTGGCGGCCCCCATTTCGCGGCGTACTGCGAGCGCTACATCCGGCACACCAAGTCGAGGTGGGCCGGTCATCCGCTCATCCTCGAAGGCTGGGAGCGTGACTACTGGTGGGAGGCCCTTGAGTTCGACCCAGCCACCGGCCTCCGCATCTACAACGAGTGCGGCCTCGGCCTCCCCCGAAAGAACGGCAAGAGCCTCCAGGCCAGCGCTGCCGGGATCTACATGCTCGACGCCGATGGTGAGAACGAGCCTGAGGTCTACGTCGGTGCCGCCGCTCGTGCTCAGGCTGGGCTCGTCATGGGCCAGTCGATCAGCGTGGTCCGCCGATCCCCGCTGCTCCTCGACCGGCTCAAGCCCTTCCGCTACCACATCGACTGCCCGCGCAACGGCGGTGTCATGCGCTCGCTCAGTAGCGACGGCGCCCTCCAGCATGGACTCAACCCGTCTGCCAACCTCATCGACGAACTTGGGTTCCACAAGAGCCCCGACCTGTACACCGCCCTCACGACCGGAACCGGCGCTCGTGAGCAGCCGTTCACGCAATGGATCAGCACCGCAGGCGTGGCCGGTGAGGGCATCCTATCGGACCTCTACGAGTCCATGTTCTCAGGAACCGGCACCCTCGAACAGGTCAGCGACTACCTGCTCATCTACCGCGACCGGGTCAACGGGACGCTCATCTACTGGTACGGCGCGCCCCGAGATGCGGACATCGAGGATCCTGCGGTCTGGCTCGGCTGCAACCCCGCGTCGTGGCTCCAGGACGGCAAGTACCTGCGCCGGGAGTTCGCGCGACTCAAGGCCCGCGGCGCGCTCCTGGAGTGGCGCCGGTTCCACCTCAACCAGTTTATCGGGTTCGAGGACACCTGGCTGCGCGAGGGTGCGTGGGCTGACTGCAAGGGCGACCTACCGCTCAACGTCGCCCTGCCCATCGGCGTCGGGATCGACCGGAGCCCGGACGGCCAGCATGCCGCGATCGTCGTGGCGCAGCGTCAAGGGGACCGCGTCGTGGTGAGGAGCCAGGTCTTCGCCCCCGAATCCGCCACAGGCATCGTGAGCACCGAGGCCATGCGCGTCGCGCTGCGGGAACTCCGAACGACCTACCCGCTGCCGATGACCGCCGACGAGAAGACGAAGCGAGCGATCCCGGGGCCGGCGTTCGCATTTGACCGGCACGCCTTCGGGGAGTCGGCGGAGATGCTTGAGCAGGACGGCCTCAACATGGTCGACGTGCCGATGACCGCGAACGTCATGGCGCCGCCCTCCACGCTCACGTTCGAGCTCATCACGACGGGCCGCCTCGTCCACGACGGCGATCTGATCCTCGCCGAGCATGTCGCGAACACGACGGCTGTCCTGACGGACCGGGGCATGAAGGTGACCCGCTCCAAACACGGCTCGACGCGCCCGAATGTCGCAGCAGTGGCGATGGTCCGCGCGATCGCGATGGCGAACCTGGAGCCGCCGCCCGCCCCCAAGCCTCGCATATTCGGGAGTTTCAACTGATGCCCGATTTCATTGACCCCAGCAAGGCCGCTTCCGGGACCGCCGAGTGGTGGCTGCCCCGTCTCGAGCGCCGCCTGCTCGCCCGCCAGTCGGACATGAAGATCTGCGACGACTACTACCACGGCCGCCACCGGATGACCTACCACACGGCCCGTGTGCTGGGCGCCTTCGGGACCACGTTCCGCGACCTGCGCATGAACTACTGCGGGGTTGTCGTGGATAGCCTGAACGAGCGCCTGGAGGTCCAGGGCTTCCGATTCGGAAAGGACCAGGCCGCCGCGGACGCTGCGTGGTCAATCTGGCAGCGCAATCGCCTCGAGGCGCTGTTCGCCCGGGGGACCCGTTCGGGGCTGACCAAGCGAGAGTTCAGCCTGTCGGTGTGGGTCACGGCATCGGGCGAGCCGCGGATCGCCGTCGAGGATGGCTCCGAGGTCTACGTCGCAACGAATCCGGGCGACCCGCACGACCGGCGGGCCGCGATCAAGCGCTGGTATGACGAGGACGAACGCCGCCTGTACGCGGTCGTATACCTAGCTGACGGCATCTACTGGTTCCGGTCGGGCCAGATGGACGCGCCCATGGGCGCCCAGCTCGGCGAGCTCCCCGCCGGCTTCGGTCTCGGCGGCGGAGCAGGCACGAAGGCCGCAGGCACACCGCCGGCCGACTCCGTCAAGTGGGAGCGCTACATCGTCGAGGGCGCTCCGTGGCCTCTGCCAAATCCGGTCGGTGTCGTGCCTGTCGTCCCGATTCCCAACAAGCCCGACATCTTCGGCGTGGGCGAGTCGGAGCTGGCGGCGATCATTCCGATCCAGGACGCGATCAACGCCAACATCGTCAATGTCATGCTGGCCGGCCAGTTCAGCGCGTTCCGCCAGCGGTACGCGAGCAACGTGCGGCTGGAGACCGATCCGGATACCGGCAAGGCGATCGAGCCCTGGAAGATCGCCGTCGATAGCTTGCTCACGGCGCCACCGCCCGAACCAGGCGAGGCCGAGACGAAGTTCGGGGAGTTCGGTCAGACCGACCTCTCAGGCTATATCTCGCTCCACGAGGGCTATGTCCAGGGCATGGCGACCATTAGCCGGACCCCGCCACACTACTTCCTCGGACAGTCCGGAGCGTTCCCGTCGGGCGAGTCCCTGCGGTCCGCTGAGGCGGGCCTGACGTTCAAGGCCCGCGACCGGATCCGCGACAACTCCGACCCGGTCGAGGAGGCGATGATCCTCGCGTTCCTCCTGAAGTCGCGCCAGGCAGGCATGAGTTCGGGAACCTCTGCGCGATACGTGAAGTGGGCCGCCGCGACCGACTCCGAGGCCCTGTGGCGCGACCCGGAGACCAAGACCGAGAGCGAGCACGTCGACGCGCTCGTCAAGCTCCGGTCGCTCGATGTCCCGACAGAGGTCCTTTGGTCGAAGATCCCGGCCACCCCCCAGGAGATCCAGCTCTGGAAGGCGATGCCGCCGCCAGCCGCGCCAGAGCCGTCCGTCCCAGCCCCCGGCATTCAGCCGCCCGCGTAAGAAGATAGGAGGTCCCCGTGCCACCCGAGCCCACCCCACCCGTCCCGCCTGCCGCGCCGCCCGATCCCGCTCCGGCTCCCACTCCTCCGCCTGCCGGCGATCCGCCGCCGGAGCCCACGCCCGAGTTGAAGCTGGGCCACGACGAGGCGATCGCCGAGCTGGCCAAGGTCCGCGCCGAGGCCGCAAAGTACCGGATCGAGAACACGAAGCTGACGGCCGCGCAGAAGGCCGCGGACACCGCGAAGCTCTCGGATGAGGAGAAGCGCACGGCGCGGATTGCCGAGCTCGAGGCGAAGGTCATCGAGACCGAATCCAAGGCGAAGGACCGAGCCGTGTACGCCGCGATCGTCGACGCCGCGGCCCGTCTCGGGGCCGGCAAGCCGCAGATGATCCAGCGCCTGCTCGATCCCGCGGCGATCGAGTACGACGAGGCGGGCGACCCGAAGAATATCGACGCCTTGGTAAGCGCCTTTCTCAAGGTCAACCCCGAGTTCACATCGACCGCCGGGCGCCCCGCCGGGGATGCTGGTCAGGGCGCGCGTGGCAAGTCCACGCTGACCGCTGCCGACATCAAGAAGATGAAGCCCGACGAGATCAATTCGCGATGGGCCGAAGTGAGCGAGGTGCTTGCACGCGGCGCTTGACCAGGGGCGTATAGTCGCCCTGAACACGACGGGCGCGATCGCTGGCCAGGTGCCGACGATCGCGCAGCCCCAGGAGGGCACCGCTCAGCCGCGCAGCAGTCCCAGGCGGACGGCGCGAAAGGCGAGCCGGGTACCGGACCACCGGAACCTTCCTTCCTGAGGAGCACCCAATGTCCGTCGACACATTCATCCCCGAGGTCTGGGCTGCCCGCCTGCTTGAGAATCTGCGCAAGGCGCAGGTCTTCACCCAGGCCGGCGTCGTCAACCGTGACTACGAAGGCGACATCGCCAACGCCGGCGATACCGTGCGGATCCAGGCGATCGGCGCGATCACGATCGGCACGTTCACGAAGAACACCGACATCGCCGCGCCCGAGACGCTGACCGATGCCGAGACCACCCTGCTCATCGATCAGGGCAAGTACTTCAACTTCCAGGTCGACGACGTCGACAAGCGCCAGATCAGCGTCAACCTGATCGACGCCGCCATGCGCGAGGCCGCCTACGGCCTGCGAGACGTGGCCGACAAGCTCGTGGCCGGCCTCTACGCCTCCGCCGGGTCATCGGTCGGAACGTCCGGGTCGCCCAAGACGGACCTCGGCACCGCGACGAACGCCTACGTCCACCTCGTGGAGCTGGGCACCCAGCTCGATCAGCTCGACATCCCGACCGATGGGCGCTGGGTGGCCGTCCCGCCGTGGTACCACGGCAAGCTCCTGCTCGACGACCGCTTCGTGAAGTCGGGCACCGACAGCGCGGCCGGAGTCCTCGCGAACGGCGAGGTCGGCCAGGCGGCGGGCTTCCGGATCCTCAAGTCGAACAACGTCAGCAATGACGCCACGACCTACCGGATCATGGCCGGGTCCGCCGCGGCGATCAGCTACGCCGAGCAGATCAACAAGGTCGAGGCATTCCGGCCCGAGCGGCGCTTCGCCGACGCGGTCAAGGGCCTCCACCTGTACGGCGTGAAGGTCATCCGCCCGGCCGCCCTGTCCACCCTCTACGCCAACATCGCCTGATCGCCATGGCTACGAAGAAGGAACGCGCGGCGGCGCTGGAAGCGGCACTCGCCGAAGAGTCGCCGTTCCACGCTGCCGTACCACGGCTGGCCAGTCCGGGGGCCGACCTCACCTCGGATGTGCTCGGTCCTCGGATCGAACTGCTGGCGGACGAGTTCGGCATCGTCCGCCCAGCCAGTACCGATGCGGTCCGGCTGGCCGACGCCCTCGGCCTGCCGGTCCTGCGGTCTGCCCGCCAGGAGCCGCCGGCCGAGACGGTCGCCGAAGAGCCAGCCGATGAAGCAGCGGCCGAGACGGTCGCCGAAGAGGAGAACACCTGATGGCGAACGCCACCGCGATCACGATCAACGACCTGACCCCCAATGGGAGCATCGTCGCTCCGACGGCCCAGGTCCTCGACACAGGCACTGCGGCCGTGACCCTCGAGACGCCGGCGACCAGCGACATGGATCGCCTCGTCATCGAGGTGTCCAACACGCACGCGACCGCGACTCTCGCGGTGACCATCGAGGCGGGCGCGAACCCGCCTGCCTTCCGCCAAGCGCTCGGCGACGTCGTCAACACGGCAATCGTGGCCGTCTCCGGCCGACGCATCTTCGGACCCTTCGAGTCCGCCCGCTTCGCACAGGCGGGCGGCAAACTCCAGGTGACGTTCACGCCCTCGGCTGGCACGATCACCGCCAGCTTCGTCTGCTACCGCCTGCCCAAGGTCTGAGCAGGGGCCTGACCCATGTCCCTCCTGACGTTCGCCGAGGCCCGCGCTCTTATCGAGACGAGCCTCGGCGACGTCGCCTTACAGGGCGTCATCGACCGCGAGGAAGCCTGGCTTGCTCGTCGGATCGGGGCGCTGAGCGGATCGCGGACGCAGACGTTCCACGTCCGCGCCGCCGATGCCGACGACCCGCTGTGGCTGCGCCGCCCCACGTCCGCCGTGACGGTGACCGACGATGGCGTGGTCCTCGGCGGGACCGATGTCCGGCTGCTCCGCGATGGCGCCATGATCGAGAAGGTCACCGGCGCGTGGACCGGGCCAGTCGCCGTCCTCTACACGCCCAACGATGCCGATGAGGTCCGCCGCGTCGTCGTCGAGCTGATCCGGATCGGCGTCAGCGCGAGCCCATACGAATCCGAGTCCATCGGCGACTACAGCTACTCTCGCGGCGGTGATCGTACCCCGGCCGCCCAGCGAGAGGACCTCGTCCGCGAACTGATGCCGCGCCGCG